ATAAAGAGGGGGGGTACGTTTGGCGTACCCCTCCCCCCCTATCGATGTGTCATTCCCTTGTCACCTTTGCCAACATTCCGTTTGGATTTATTTCGATCAAACGATCGATAGCATCCTCTCGGTCGGCTGCTTGGTCCACATCACTCAACTGATCAGATGAGATCGTGAGCCTAGCTAGGAGGCCGGGTGTGTTATAACCATGAACCATGTCCCAGTTGAACCACTGATCATACTCATCGAAAGGATCGAAAGGATTATCGTATGTAGTTATCATGCTAACCACATCATCCCTCCTTAATTGAGTTCTTCAGTGTGGTAAGCGATACACCAAGAGCTTGAGCTACCTCTGCCTGAGTGTACTTACCAGATGCTAGGAGACCCTTAGCTCTAGTAAGATTACCTCCACCCATCTTAAGAGTTTGTCTGGGGGTAGCTAGCTTCTTGACTGTATCCAGATCAGCATTGTCCAAGATGGTCTTTAGTTTACTAGGGCTAATTGCTCTAGCCTGAATCGCTGACCATTCGTCTGGTGTGATGTCGATCTGTGTTCTCTCAGCACCCGTTCTAGACCTGGCCTGTTGCAGGGCCTGGAATCGTACCCGTTTGATCTGGGACTCATCCATATCGGGGTAGTCTGCCTTCTTCGCCGCTAAAGTTTCGTTTGCGTAGACCTGAGCCTGTCTCTCCAAAGGTCTATTACGAATAGCTTCATTCAGTTTGCTATTCAGCGACTTTACTTGTGTGTCAAAGGCTTTTGCTTGGACAGGATCTGCTTTGTCAAACTTGACATTGACAGATTCCTTCCTAGCAAGATTTGCAAGGTCTTTCATACGGTTGCTATGTTCAGCATAGACAGCTTCAATCTTCGTACCAGGGGCATCCTTGCTACCACCTGATGTCAGCTTGAAGGCATCTGGTTCTTCTGCCAACTTCGTTGATCGTTGCTTAGGCGATCGCACCTTGCCACTAGCGTCAACAAAGTCCTCACCCTTAGGTACAAAGACCTTTTTCCCTGTGAGAGGGTCAATAGGTCCACCTTGGGATTGAGGCCGTTCCTTCCTAGCCCTGACGAACTCAGGAGATCCTGCCCTAGAGATCAGTGTTGAAGACCCACCTGGTGCAAGACCCGCTCTCTTGGGTTGGAACTCTTGCTGAAGTGCACGAATAGCATTCGCTTCTTCAGACCTCTTGTAATCAAGATGATGCTTCTCGGCATCGATAACAACCATGGAGTGCTTGACAGCACGAGCGATCTTGTCGTCAGATGCTCCACGAATCGTCATGTCAGTGATCAGGTTAGAGATACTACCCATCTTCTGTTGCTTGTTGTTGGGTTGTGGTCCCTTAGGCCCGTACTCGACCTTACCTGTATCAGCGTGATAGATGCCACCATCAATCGTCTTCATTCCGTCATATGGTTTGTACTCTGATTGAGGATCGAAATCTGCAAGATCCTCAAGGGGTTTCTTGTTCTTGATCAGAGTTCCTGCTTGCTGAGGGATGACGATGACTGAGTCACCATCAAAGTCAGCACCAGAAAGCTGTTTCGCCACATTAGGATGAATACCGATTGCATCAGGTGGATGTTCGCCAAAGCTAGCCTTGGCATCAGGATTTCGGTTGTTAACAGTCAGCACCGGAATCTCGAAGCGACCGCCATGGGGGTAGCGGACGAGAGCCACCTTTTCACCATTGGTGAAGTTGGGAGCGTAGACCTCGTTCTCTTTCATCTTGGTTACGGGGAGGATGACATGAGATGCCTGGCGCGGAAGTGCTGCTGCCTTGAGATCGACAGCCAAAGAATCCGCGCCGTCCGCAAAGGACTCGAGAAGTTTCTTCTTGACTGCCGGGTTAGTGAGAGCCATGATCTCGTTGAGCTTGTCACGCTCTGAGTTGTACGTCTCATCAAGCTGACGCTTAGCCAGAGTCGTGGGTTGCTTCGACAAGAACTGAGATGACAGGTTCTTAGACCAAGTGTTCCAATCACCTTCCTCATTGAGGATGTTCATTGCTGAGGTGACCTTGCCCGTTACAGGGTCAGTGATCTGTCCACGCCCATTCAACTTCAGCTGAGCGCCAAATGGGTTGTCCATGTCAATCTCGCCATCGGGTGTTCGCTTCAGTTCCTTCATCGCATCAAGCTTGTTACCCGTGCTTGACTTGTTTGTGTTGAATTGAAGGTCTACACCCGGTGGTAAGTCGTCCTTGTAAACTGCCATTCCTTTGAGGAAATGGGTGCCGTCAACCATGATTCGAACTTGTGCATAGTGAGATTCCCCAAGAGAGAGATCTTTCACACCAGGTCGAACATAAATGACACCATCTGCTGCACCACCACCGTCTTTGTCATAATTGATACCGATTCTCTTGGAAGAGATCGACAAAGGAGGCTTGACGCCCAGAATCGACTTACCGTTGTCCTTGGAGAAAGTACCAAGAGCATCTAGCTGCTGAATCAGGTGTCGTTGAGAGTTTACGTCCTTGTAGGTTGTTCCAGGAGGTGCCAAGACCTTGATCGTGGTCTTGTTGCCTGGCGCAGTGCCAAGCTGATCCTCCTGCACCTTGTGGACACGGTAACCCTTCTCCTTGAGCATGGCGACAGCGACACGAAGCCTATCGGCACTGATACCGAGGTGTTGTTCCACACCAGTACCAATGTCGATAAACCTCTTTGCCGAAACACCGTCCTGAAGCATCTTGGCGATGTTCTCTAGCGCGTTTGCCTTATCCTTGGCGTTGTCTGCCAGAAGGCTACGGACGGTCGATTCCTGCTTCGGGTTGCCAAACATCTTGATGGCGATGTTGTTATGCGACCAACCCTTTTCGCGCAGTCTCTGAGCAGTTGCAATTTGAACTTGCTTCTGCTGAGCCTTGGCTGCGGTTCTAGCTGCACGATAGTCGGTGGTACTGATTCCGAGCATCTGACAGGCTGCCGTGATCGCCTTGGCCTCATTCTTGCCCTCAGCCTTCGCAGCCGCCTTAATGGCATCGAAATAGCCCAGAAAGTCCCTATTTCGCTTGTTCTCCGTGGTTCCGGAGTTCCAAGGATAGCGACCTGATTTGTGAAGGATGCCGTAGTGACCCAGGTACTCGCCTTGCTCCATGACAGTGTCTTCAAGTATGGCGTCTTCGTATTCCTGCCAGTCGGTCACAGTCGTTCATCCTCCTCTCGCAACCTGTCGACATGCTTGTCTCGATGCTTGTACTTCTCCATGATGCTCTTGATGTCGCCAGGATCTGGATGATGAACACGAAAGTCGTCGTTCTGGTAAATCCTCAACTCGTGATCAATCTTGAACGGATCTTCAAGATACTCCAGACAGAAGAGCGCATCGTAACACTCCAGCTGCTTCCATGAAGTCAACTCGGAACCCGTCTTCAAATCATGAATTCGAAGAAGCATCCTCTTTCGATGCTCCCTGAAAGAAATGGCATCGGGTGTTCCGAAAGCGTTCGGCGAATAGACCAGCGGCTGCTCTGGCTTCATTCTATAACCGATTGCGTCGTTGACATACAGACTGATAGTGGTTCCGTTGTTACGCAAAGGAATCCCTAGCTCGATAGCCATGGCGGCAAAGGCGTGCTTCTTGGTGCCTATTTCGGCTGCCTTACGCATGGTGTACATACGCTCGAACTTATCGTCGTCGTAGTTGAGCCAGTGATACTTGCTAGCGCTGAGGTGTGTCGAGTGCATACCTTCGAAGTTGGTATGCTTGAACCAACGCATCTAGAACCTCTTTCTCATTCTCAGGGTATATGAACGCGCCGAAACATGCTCGGCTCGCCCAACTTACGTACCACTCCTGATTAGGTTCTTGATCCGCGTCACGCGAGGGTTTGACTTCTAGCCACGCCCAAAAGAAAGGGAGAAAGACTGTGAGGTCAGGAATGCCTTGTCGATAACCAGAGTTGTTCTTCAGAACATCGCACTTTCCTTTTGGGAAGAGTCCTTTGATCTTTGGAATTAGTTCTCTCTGATAGTCTCGTTCTAGCATTTCACCCCCAATCGCAGTCAAAAATAAGAGAGTCATATGTACCCCCTCCTATCATAGTCTGCGATTGCGATGCGGATTAATACCTAATGTGACACACGTGCAAAGATTTGCCACGTGGGAAAACAGGGGCTACCGTTAACAACAGATTTCATAATGTCCTTCTCCAAAAGCCCATTTTCTGATGCTGCAACCCGTGTATCGTCATACCTCTTACTGGTTTCTACGTCGTAAATCTTCGTCTTCATCAGTGGTTCAGCATTCTCGTCGAACTGACGAAAGTACTCGACCGCGAACCACCTGGGCCTCCACATCAGATTCTCTGCGTTGCAGTCTGATCGAACCCCGTTGAGCTGAATCGGTGTGTCAAACGACGCGGATCTTCCCTTTACGAACATGCGTGCGACCAAACGAATGAGACTGACAGTGACCTGTCTGCCTTCTTCACGTTTCATCAAGCCTACCCGGACGATTCCTTCCTGGTTGGCCGAAGTCTTGAGGATACGCTCCGTGCGCTCGTTCCTCACTAGTCCGTCGTTGCTTAGCTCGTAGCCAGGGAAGCCTAACGTTTCAAGGCTTGCCCATTCTTGCATTAGTTCTCCCTTGGCGTGTTGATGTAGTTGGTGAGTCGATCCTGACCTACTGCCAACAAACCCGCAGCATGGGCCAGAGATGACGACCCAAGGATCGCATGGTGCGTGTAGTAGATCTGAGTTCCATCTTCGTCAAACACCGAGGACTCCCACACCACAGTTCCACCAAGCACTACGTGATTCGTGTTGTCCACAACGTGTGAGTACTTGATGAGGGCATTGGTGAATTCATCCTTGGCTTTCTTGTAATCCGACTCTTCTGTCATCAGTTACCCCTTAGGTTGATCGTATGGCCACTCTTGCGCGCGTGCCTGAGTCCCTTCTTAGCAAGCCGACCGTGACCGGCCTCAGTGGGCTGATCGGACTCGAGAAAGTCTCCGCACGTGCACTGGATGACACTGAGCTGGTTGATACCCGGTCGAAACCAGATGAAGTCTTCCTTGAGGTTGTCTCGTGCGTCGGCTGAATGCAGTAGCCCAACCTCATCGTCCTCCAGTGTAAAGAAGATGTCGTCATGAAACACTGTGGCTGCTTCTTGTAGCTCTTCTTCGCTGAAGTTGTAGACGAAAATCTTCTCGTCGACGTTGCTAAACGTAAATACCCTCACAACTCTCCTTTTACGTACTGTCGCCACCCTACTAGGCAAAATACTTATTTTTTACGTATTGCCAAGATTTCTTACACAAAACTTTTCAAAAAAGTCATTCCTAGTACTTATTTTAAAACTCGCGCGACACATAAGAGTTTTAGGTACTGATATGACATATTTTAGAAAGTTTTGTTACAAGAATCTTGGCAATTACGTATTATGCCTAGTAGGGTGGGAATACTTACTTTTTCGACCATTTTCACGGGGAATACTTAAAATCAGGAGCTCAAAAAGCGTCCGTCATTTTTTCCGTCATTTCTGCCAAAACCCCATTTTGGCCGCAAAAGCACTCTCGTTGAAGGACTTTTTGAGTACCAAGCTCTTCTTGACTGCCTTCTCGATGATGGACCCTCCGAACAGCACATAATAGTGCAAATCCGTAAATGACGTGTTCAATCTGTCAATTCTGCCGTGCGATTGCCACCAAAGTTTGTACGAATACGGCATCGAATAGAAGCAGATTGCGTCCGTTTCGACACATTCCCAGGCCTCAGCGCCTGCCACATATTGCACAAGGTAGACCCAAGAAGTGGTAGTGGGGATTGAGTCGTGTCTGTGCCCATTCCACTCCGCGACCTGAAACTGCGGCGATGACCCAGAACCGCTGCCAAGGGAGAAGAGGTCCGACGAGGTACTCGAGCTGTTCGATGATTTCGGCGTGCCACTGGTCTTCTGTGATCCCGCGAGCCTCTCGCTGCTTGCGCTGATTGTCGAGGTATCGCTGGCTGGTTCTGTGGTTTTCGAGTCCCTGGTACTCGGCTGTTGGAACTTCGATGGGTTCTCTGTCTGCCATTCGTTACTCTCCTGTAGGTGGCTCTTTTGTGATTGCTGCCAAGAACCATCGTCCTTGTTCGGTGAGATGGATTGTTGTGATGAATCCGTTTTCGTCTGTTTCGACACTTTCGACGATGTCGAGAATATCTCTTCCTCTGATGAGAGGGGTTGCCTTTCCGCCGAGAATGTTTCCTCCGTAGATGACGGGTTGTTCTGATTCTTCTCTGTTTGCCATTCGTTATTCCTTATCTCCGCAGGTACATCCGATGCGGAATTCGTATTTACCGTCAAAGATGACGAATCTTCCTCCACACTCAGAGTGTTTTTCTGCCCACTCTTCGAAAGCTGGTCTGACAAGTATTTGTTTGTCTGCCATTCGTCACTCTCCTGATTCTGTGACTGCTTTGAGGAACTTTGCGAAATGGAGTGCGGCATCGTGTCCGTAGCGTCCTTCGATTGCGTCAAGAACTTCACCGACGGTGTAGTCGCTTGAGAAGATCTGATCCAGGTATCGACCAACTTCTCTTGGAGCTGACTCGTCTCGCTCTGCGGGTGGTGGCCTGAGGTATCCGTCGTCATCCGGAATGATTCCGTACATGATGAGTTCGCTTCTAACAACTCGTCGCATGAACTCGACGATGTCTGTTCCGTCCGGAGCGTTCTCCCCGTCTCCTCCGACCTCTGTGGGTCGTTCTCCCTCATCCCCTCCGGACTCAGGAGGTAGTCCCATGGCTGCTCGGTCAGCTGCTCGGAGAACACTTTTTGGGAACAAGAATTTAGATCCGTCTCCCGCGTCTCTGTCATCTCCCACTTCGGGCTCAGGTAGTCCCAGGGTTCCGTCGAGATACCGCTTTCGATTCTGGATGTATCGGTCTGCTTCTCCCAGTCCGTGTCCCCATGGATAGACGCCTTCTCGTCTGATAGAGCCCTGGTCGTCTCCCACTTCGGACTCAGGTTGTACGTCCAGTCGTCGCTGTTCGATGTTGTTTGCTGTTCCGCAGACAGGACAGATGTGATCGGACTGCGTCCATTCTCGGTGGAGCGTGTCGCAGTGGCTGCATCGCCAAAGGTGTTCTCTGAATCCATATCCGAACGCGTTGGGCTCTCGATCAAGGCTGAGGTTTCGGAATCGAGGATTGTGCGCGGTTGTTGACTCGATGATAAGTCGTCCGCCAGTGTCCTCAGGATCTCCAGCTCGAAGTTGAAGTTGTAGAACACAATCAGTTTCGGGTGAGAGTTCAACAATTTCCGAATTGCTTGGATTCTTGATGCATCGGAATAGACAACCCTCCTCATCACACGAAAGAGTTCCGAAGCGTCCGTCAGGGGGCGATTCTCGTAAACATGCCATCTGTCTTTCACCAGCTTTCTTACTAAGTCTTTGTCATACTCAACGGCGACTTCGTGAGTATGACGAGTTGTGTGCCTGTCGTAAGGCATGTCGACAAGCAGCGAATTGCGCCAACGGACTAGCTTCGGAACCTGTCGGTAACCAATGACCTTGTAGTAGCGACCAGTCCAGCGCTGAACGACGTGATCTTCCTTGAACTGCGTAATGTTCTTGATGAATCCATTCGCACGGAAGACCGGAACATAGTCAAGCCAGTTGTCACCAGGCGTGGCACTGAGCATAATCCATCGGTTAGCTGCGGCAATCTTATAGAACGTCTTGACCCATGCTCCGGTTCCAACCAGTCTCTGTTCGTCGAAGATGACAAATGCACCCGAGAGCTCCTTGTACTTGGTGATGTTTTCCCATGAATCCACAATCACGACAGCACCCATGGTGAGCTCAGGATCTTTGTGCATCCCGACTTCTGCCCACAGATCCTGCCAGTCGCCCTTGTCACGCTTCTTGGCTGTAGTGATGACAAGGACGGGCTTTGGTGCTTCGTTCTTCAGGTAGTACGCGACAGCCGTATGGCTCTTACCAACGCCCACACCTCCGCAGAGGATGCAGCCGTTGTGCATTTTGGCCACCGCCTCATCTTGGTGCGGTCGTAGCTCGAACACTATTCGAATGACTCCTGTTCCTTGAGAGCTGCTATCTGAGCGTCAGCGATATCTTCGCTTGTCCAGTAGATGTTTCCGCCTTTCTCTTCGAGCACATGAATCAAGACTTCTCGAATCTTTTCCCAGTCCATCTCACTCCTTAGAAGATCTCAGCGATGTGTGTTCCCTCATCGAGGTAGTACTCGGCCTCATGTTTGGTAACCTCACCCATTCGAACATCCGTAGCTACTTGATACCCTCGTTCGCTATCAGCGAATACCACCGTAGCCTGAAGGTCGTATTCAGTTGCGTCTTTGAAAAGGTCAAGAAGCTCTTTTACTGTCATAGCTACTCTTTCTTGATCAACACAAATATGTCAGGTACTTCGATGATCCAGTCATCGCCCTGTCCCGAACTTAGATACCAACCGCCTTGCGGATGTTCTTTCCACTCACGATTTTTGATCCATGAATTACTCTTGGCGTCTTCCAGAGTGTCAAAGAGTTCGGCTTCAATGAGTGGATTGCCCCCGAAATTGCATTCCGCACATCCACACGATATCAACAGGTATTTCATGTTTGCTCCTTATCACCAAGCAAGTTGGTATCTAAAGACAACACCAACCGCCTTGATCTTTCCGTGGCTGACATGATCTACTCCGTCTTTGACTGTTTTCACAATTTCGTGGGCCCACATAGCACAACCCACGTCACCCGTAACAAGCAGTGGACCAGCGTGCACTGCGTCTTCGGTATCTGTCAATGTGATTTCGGCAGTGATGCTTCCGTCGGGCTCGCGTCGAATATCTGTTGCACGGCCCATCGGCAACCGATCCATCTCATAGTTCCAGACAACAGGAATGCCTTTGTCATCCCATGTCAATGCGTCCTTCTCGATGAAGATGCCCTTGAGTTTCTCTTCGCCTTCCCAGCTGATGATCTCTCTCATAGTTGCTCCTTTCTCAAAACCCGCTTCTTCTTGTACTTTTTAAAGAGCCAGACGCCTACATCCCCACAGCCGCCTCCGATGACCCCACCGATGAATGAGATCCATACAGGACTCACACGATTCTCCCTACTACGAATCCGATGATCATACAGACCCATCCGAATGCCACGATTTGAATCTCGAGTTTGGTCATGATTCCTTCTTCTCGAATAGAACGATGTAGCCGTTTCTGATTACACCCAGGTTCTCTTCGCTCAACAGAGGAGAACGAAGATCGGCGCACCAGTAACGACCTCCGTACCCGTAGTGACCGTGACGTCGAGCCGGATGATCTTCGCGAGTACAGA